CATCTTATTGAAGACAAAAGGTCTGCCAGTTGGTGGCCAGATTCAGCCGACAAACTGGGAAGGCGCCTTATCAGAATAGCCCCCCTTCTCAGAGCCAAAGGTATACAAGTGACTTATAAACGGAGCAGACAGAAACGGATTTATTCTTTTACAAAAGTCCCTGCAATGCAGAAAAGTGCAGATAATGCTTTGGATTTGCTTTTGGGTTAGACACGGATCTTCTTGGGTTTGAGTGATTTAGCTATCTCTTCTGCCTCTGTATCGCCCTTCTTCCAGTAAAGATAAACATTCCCACTTACCCGCGTCCTATCGAGAATACCTGCATTCGTCATAGAGAGAAGGGTTGATGCCATTTCAACATAAGAGAGCCAGGGCATCTGTTCGTTGAAGTCCCTACGTGTTGCGACTTTCTTCTCTTCTAGAATTGCAAGGATTTTCTCTCGGATCTGCTGCTGTCTCGATTTGACTGATTCTTTTTGAAGTGGGGGGACAATAGCTTGTCTTTTAGGATATTCGCTGTCCTCGTAGACAAAGGCTTCGAGGGTAGGGGATTGGGTTTTGAGAAAATTGCTTTCTTTGCTTTTGATTTTTTCTTTTACTGCCTCGACTACATCATCTAATTCGAGGCCCCTTGGAATCCATTTTCTTATGTAATCACAAATGGCCTTTCTTACAACGAATTTAGGAATAACAATTCCATCCTCCCACTTTTTGTATACTACATCACTTACTCCCAAAAGCTTGGCCGCATCGTATTGACTCAGCATCAGAAACGTTCTCCACTTGATCAAAGTCAGGTTGAAAAACAGAGGTGATGTGAGGTGGTCTGGGTCGCTCGACACAAGGACCTTAGCTTGAGGGCCCTTCACATACTGAACCCAAGCCACAAAATCCTCCGGCCTAGGGGGCTCAAAGACGACTAGTTTCTTCTTGCCAGGTTTTTCAGTTTCTTCTGCTTCTGCCATGATCCCTCCCGTTGTGGACTTATTTTCAGTTTTTATTATATACTAGAGTTGCGATGGACCTCGAGACAAAGATCAAGCAAAAAGCTAAAGCCTTAAGAAGGAGCCAACTACAAGCCATGAAGCTTGTAGATGAAAGGGGGGCTACTGTCTCTACAGCTAGAAAACTAGAGAAGATGATCAATCAGCAGTTAGCTAATATCGAGAAGACCTACATTCGGTTCGGGACATCAGTTGTAGATCTAGACAATGCAAAAACAAGCCTCATTCCTAAACTCAAAAAGGGTATCGAGAAGTCACTAGAGATCTTGATTGACCTGATCGAATCCGTAGAGGCCCCTCCTAAAGTCAAAGCCGAGGCCGCGAAAATCTTTCTCAAGTTTTTGACCTCAGGCGCGGATGCTATGGCACCTGTCCCGGCAGGCCTCGAACAACTAGCACAAGATATAGGGCAGGATCCTAATGAGGTGCTGAAAAAACAAAGTCTTTACAGCATATTGCAGCTGGCCTTTATGCGTGACCTTGCCCCTGATCCTGATACAAGGCGGAAGGCAGCGAATGATCTTTTGGACAGGGCGGGGTTTGGGAAGGTGGTCAAGAAAGACATAAGCCATGCTGTTATGATCCGCAAAGATGACCTAGAGGTTATGAAAGAAACGGTCAATATGCTGAAGGGAGAAGGGGGTGTCTGGCAGACAGAGGATTCGCGATGAATGACGAATTCCAGTCCCTCGATGTAGAAGAGCAGCAGGAATTTATCAAACTAGAGAGATTCAAATGCCAGAAGTCCCTTTTTTATTTTGCAAGGGCTATCCTCGGATTCAGAAAGCTAACACCCCATCTTCACAAAACAGTCTGTGATTTTATTCAGGACCCACGAAAAAAGAGAAAGCTCCTTCTCCTTCCCCGCGGACACTATAAAAGCACCATAGCCACAATAGCGTATCCTCTTTGGCTCCTTATTCAGGAAGACATAAGATCGGTTGCGGTAAATGGGAGCCTTGATAATCCTGAAAGGGCAGAGCTTTTTCGGCTCAAACATCCCGAGCCAGGCCGGAATTTGACTATTTTGATTGCTAATGAGACGGCAACGGGAGCGCAACATTTTTTGGATGCGATAAAGAGTATCATCGAGACAAACCAGCTTTTTCAGCTTCTATTCCCGGAGCTTGTGCCGCAGTGGACCAGGCCGATGAAACGGTGGAATCAGCAAGAGATGCTAGTCCCTCGGACCATATCCCGGCCTGAAGCAACAATCGAGACAATAGGTGTTGGTGGCGCTGTGCAAGGACGGCACTACAGGGTTCAGATCCACGATGACCTCATAGGCAATAACGCCATGAATAGCGATGCCATAATGCGGCTCACCAAAGAGTGGCTTATTTATTCTGAAAGCCTTTTTGTAAACCCCACAACGGACCTCCACATAATCGTGGGGACAAGGTGGGCACGCAATGATATCTATGCAGACATAAAAAAAGACGAACGATATTCAGTGCTTGAGATTCCTGCCATTGTAGACGATAAGCCCATTTTCCCTGAAGAGTTCTCCATGGAATTTTTCGAGGCAATCCGTGCCAAGGACCCCTACTATTTTCGTTCGCAATATATGAACGATCCTAGGGATCCCCTTTCGCAGGATCTAGATTCGTCTAGGGTAGGAAGATTTGAGTTTGTAGAAAGGGGCGATGGCACTTATAAGATTATTCTGAGAGACGATTTCGGACTTGCCGAAATAATATCCAGTGCCGATTGCACAGGGGCAATTGCTTTGGACCCTGCAAGCAGCGAGCACAAAAGGGATGCCTCACAGAAGGCTTTGGTTGTATCTTTGAGGGATCACAAAGGCCGGACTTTTGTCGTAGATGGATGGGCAAGCTATGGTAGCCATGATGAGATGTTTGATAAAGTTTTTCAATTATACAATAAATGGAAGCTGCCGCTTGGGGTCGAGACGGCGGCCTTCCAAAAGTTTTTGATGTGGGCCTTCAGGAAGGAGGAGCAAAGAAGGAAGATCTGGATTCCTATTGTCGAGCTTGGGACTACTAACAGATTGAGCAAGCATGAGCGAATCAGAGGACTTGTCCAGAACGATCTAAATTTAGGCTTGATCTATGTTTGTTCGAAGGGGCCCTATTGGGCTGTGCAGATAGGCCAGAAACTTCTCGATGCGATAGAGAGTTTTCCTGAAGGAAAACTTGACGTCCTAGATGCTTTTGCCTATACAATGCAAATGCTTGCGGAAAGGGCCCCCTTGAGTGAAGAGGAAAAGGAGCAATATCACAGACAAATTGAGCTTGACATTGCAAGGAGAAGTATGCTAACAGGATATTAAGAATATAAAAGGAGGCCTTACAATGCCTGCTAAGAGTCGAAGACAACAGAAAGCAGCTGGTATGGCACTTGCTGCCAAAAGAGGAGAGATTTCTCCTAAAGAGCTAAAGGGCGCGGCGAAAGAGATGTATAAAAGCATGTCCGAGGAACAACTTCGCAAGTATGCTAAGAATCCTCGGAAGAAAAGGGGAAGATAAAAAATGGGAATAGGAGCAGGCAGAACGCAGCCGGATTTATATAATGCCTTTAATTTATTTAATTATCTTGGATTGGGGGCACCTTGGCGTCCTCTTTTTGGCGGCTCAATGACACCATCTGCTCCACCCGCTAGTCTAGCCCCTCCAGCAGCCCCAGCTGTTCCTACACAGCGTGAATGGATTATGACGGCCACTCCCCAAGGCGCTACAGATGTTCCTGCTCCAGTTCAACGTCAATGGACTATTGGGGCAGCCCCCCCTCCTATTCCTGGATCTATTAGCCTAGCAGCTCCAGCTCCAAGTCAACCGTTGCCGATTGTTCCTCAAGCTGCTTCTCCGACACCCGCCATTTCTCCTTCTTTACCTACTCAACCACTCGCTCAGGGGCTTCTTACTGCAATTGGCAATATGCTCGGTCAACAACCACAGCCGGTTCTCAAGCCTCTTCCTGTTGAAGCAGCAACCCCTCAGCCCATAAAGTTGCCTAAGGGGGCTCCTAAGGTTTTGCAAGCCTTGATGCAACAACCAATCAAGAAAAAGAGGTGAGACAATGGGAATAGGACCAACAGCAATTCCCCTTGGACTCGGATTGGCAACAGGTTTGGCAACTGCAGTGCCTAAGCTCGCCGGGCTTTTAGGTTTATTGCCTGCAACCGTGGCTGCAAGCCAGGCAGCTCCTGCTGTAGCTGCTGCTGCAGCCCCCCTTGAAGCTATAGGACCAGGGTTGACGGCAGCATCTTTTGCTCAGAATGTCCCGGCAAGTCTTGCAACTCCTACAGCTACTCAGGCAGCCCTAACTGGTATAGCAGAAATAGCGAGACAAATAAAAGAATCAGGCCTGACGCCGCTTTTAAGCACGGCAGCAAAGGCAGCAGCATCCCCAACCGAAACTACTTATCAGAACATCAACGTAGGGGGTGGCGCAGTAAAAGCTTTGATGCAAGGAACACCGCCCCCCGAAGATTTGCTATTGAAACTTTTGCTAATGAGAAGGGGTGCTTTGGCTGAAGGTGGTGAAGGGGCCAGAATAGCAGAAAGGTTGGCTAGGTTATGATTCAGCTTCCTAAAGGCGCAGATCTGAAAAAGTTGACAATCGAGCTAGCCGACGAGCTCGCAACGGCAGAGATCTTTCTAAAGCCACTCAAGAACCAGCTTTATGAGTGGGAAAGACTTTATTTAAGCAAACCAAAACAGAAAGAGCGTAATTTCCCCTGGCGGCGTGCTTCAAATATTGTAGTTCCTATTATCGGGACTTTTGCCGATGCCCTCTTTGCCAGACACATGAATACCATTTTTGGGGGCATTTCTATTTGGACGGTAGAGCCCCTCTCCAAGGCCTGGATCCCTGTAGCAAAGCTTTGGGAAAAATTCATTGAGAACGAAAGTCATCGAACGATAAAACTTTACAAGGCATCAACCGATTGGCTCCTTTCGGCGGTCAAATTCGGTCTTGGGGTCTTGAGAGTAACTTGGGAAGATAATCCTGCCAAGATTATGACTCCAGAGGGTCCCAAGATAGTGCCAGGCCATGTCGGCCCTAAACTTACTCCTATTCCTCTTGCTAAATGCCTTTGGCCGGAAGATGCCACAAGCGTAGAGGATGCAAGGTGGTTTGCAAGAGAATACTGGGTTGCAGAGAGGACTTTTGATTTAGGAGTTCGGTTAGGTTATTACACGCTACCCAAGGATGCTTCTTTGGGCTTGTATCTTGAGGGATATCTGCCCGAGGAAGACGAGCTTTTACGAAAGGAAAAAACAGGCCAGGGATCGTCTGGGAGGGGTGTAAAGGGAGTAAGACTTACAGAAGTAAGTTGGACCATAGACATTGATGACGATGGCGTCGAAGAGGAAGTGCTTGCTATTTTCCATCGAGGCACGAATACGATTCTGAGGCTGGCTATTTGTCCGTTTTATCATGGACGGCGGCCTTTTATAGGGGTCAGATATTGGCCAGTTGAAGGATCGGTTATGGGCCTTGGGGTTTGTAGCATGCTGGAGCAATTGGCTGAAGCTATAAGCACAGTCCACAATCAGGCTACAGACAATGCTACAATTGCGAATACAAGAATCTGGGCCGTAAGGCCCGGCACTCCTATGGCTTCTCCCGATTATCCTATCTATCCCGGGGCAAAACTTATTACTCCTGATCCAACTAGCGACATTGTTCCTAAACAGCTTGGTGAGATCTATCCTTCGATCACAGAACGCGAAGCTATTTACCGCGATTATGCTGAACGAAGAGTTGGGGTTACAGATTATAGCCTTGGCCGTGAAAGCCCCATCGTGGGATGGAGGGCTACGGCCACATCCACTGTATCCTTGCTGCAGGAAGCTTCTCGGCGTTTTGACTTGACATTGAGGGAAATTCGTGAAGCCTACAAAGAGCTGGGAACCCAGATAACCGAGCTATATCAACAATTTAAGCCAATTGTGATTCTCAGAGAATTTGCCGAAGAGAAATCAGATATTATCGAAACAGTAATCAATCTGCCCCCTGAAAGGGTAAGACTGGGTCTGGATATCAATCTAACGGCAATCACGGCCGCAAGAAACGCAGAAGCCGAAAAGCAAAACCTGCTGAATTTGTTCGGCCTGCTCAGGGATTACTATACATCTGCAATGCAAGCTGCCATGATTCTCGAGAATCCTGAGGCTGGTCCGATATCTAAGGGGGCTGCAGTCGCAGCACTACAAAAAAGCTCCGAGCTTATACGTAGGCTTATAGAGACATGGACCATACCGGATGCCGAGACATTTGTCATGGGAATACAAGACGTAATGGAGGGAGCCAATGCCGTTGCAAATACAATGGGAGCGCCCCAGTCTGGAACAGTTGTCCCACTTCAGGGAGGACGTTAAAACATTATTCGAGATCAGGGCTTTTAGGGAATTCTTAGAGGCTATGGAGGTTATGGCTAATGCCGCTTTACAGGATTGGTTGAGGGGGCGGATGGACCACAACGAGGCTAAGGGCCTAATTTCGGCTTTACAATATGTGTTTAACTACATAGAATCATTATATGAATACAGAGAAAGGAGCGAGTGATGGACGACTATACCGAGGGACAAGAGATGGATCGAATGGCAACACTAGAGGAACGACTCAACAAAATGGAACAATCGCTTACTAGACTCACTGAACTTGCAGAAAGACTTATAAGCGGCGGGGAAGAATCATCTCAAACACAACCGCCACCCCAGCAGGCGCCTCAGTGGAGATTGCCAAGTCTGGATACTGAAAAGGTAAAGGAACTATTGGCATCAGATCCTGTGCGGGCTCTCGAGGTGGTTACGGAGTATAAAATGGGACCTATTGTGCAAGCCCTTCAGCAAACAGCCCTTGCCGCCTTAGATGCACAAATAGTAAAAAACAAGATTGCTGCACAGAGTAAATACTCAGATTGGAATGAATACGCCGACAAGATTGCTCAGCTTGAAGAGGCTTTGCCAGACAAGAGAGTTTTGGCACAGCCTAACAGCTATGATGCGCTATACGCCGTAGCGAAAGGCTTCAAGAGCTATGAACTATTGGAAAAGGCAAAGAAGGGAGAAATCACGATAGGACCACAGTATTTTGCAGAGAAAGAAGGAAGGGTGCCAAGGAAAATTAGGGAAATAACCGAAGAAGAAACACCAGAACTGACAGACGAACAGAGATTTATTGCAGAAAAGTTTGGACTTACGGAAGAAGAATACAGAAAGTGGTCCGAGGGTCCACGACCTAGTATAGCTGAAGAGCTTCAGAAGGCGATGAGTCAAGCGGCTCAGCAAACACAAGGAGGTCAGGCAGCATGAGCGAAATAGACGAGCTCAGAAGGTTTTTTCAGAGATATAAAGAGGGTGGTTATCTGGAATTCAAGGGGGGCAAGGCCGATAAGGCGTATATTTGGGCCAATGCCGATCCAAGAAATGTTGCGAACCTAAAAGAACTGGGGTTTGTGCCATGTCAAGACCCTGATGTGAAGGTTTGGAATGAGGGTGGAATAGGGAGCGAAAAACCAGACAGAACCAAGCAGATAGGCGATGCAATCTTGATGGAAATAAGCCGTGAGCGAATGGATTTGTTAAACAAAGTGAAAGAGGAAAAGAGGCAAGAGGCGCTGCGGATGTATGAGCGCATCAGAGAAACCTTCCACGAGGAAGGGAGAAAAGTAGGGGCACCTACGTTTGAAGACGAAAGCCCTACAGAACAATTCCGAAGAAGAAGGAGGTAAGCAATGGCTACCGTTCCTAGGCTACCACTTCAGGTTGCATTTACAAGCACTGGGGGGCCGCCTCTAGTATTGCAGTATCCGGAGGCAGCCAACCAGACCTTCAAAGCCGGTCATCCCGTAAAACTCGATTCTAACGGAAGGGTGACGGCTTGCGCGGTTAATGCTAATGGTCTTGTGACCGATACACAGATTCTGGGGATAGCTGCGGACAATGCGCATAATAGCCCAACGGCGGGCGCCTACAATGTGGGAGTCTATGTAGCCACAGACGACACGTTCTTTGTGGCCAACCTGGCTCTTGACGATGGCACTCAGTATCCAACTGCCTTGAACGATCCTCCTTGCCAGCTGGGCATCCTCATCCACGCGGATAGTGGTTACGCGCAGTTTACTGCAACAGCCCGCGCTGCTGGCAAACTGCAAAATAGCAGCAATCCCCTCGTGAGGCTTATCGCACACGATAAGCGCGATGCCATAGGAGACACAGGAGGCCGGGTCATTGGGATTATTATGAACAATGCTCGGCAACTCGGTGTGTAAGGAGGGATGAACCATGGCTATTAGGACAGCGAATTTTGCACCACTTCTTGCGCCGGGGTTGCGTAAGATTTTTTTCGACAAATTCAACGAGCTGCCCACGGAATACGACAAGATTGCGAATATAAGCACATCGAGAAGGAATTACGAAGAAGACTTCATGATGGCAGGGTTCGGTCTCTGGGCAGATAAGGCTGAGGGGGCGAGCATAACTTACGATGATCCTATGGCTGGCCCTACCAAGAGATATTACTTCAGGGCTTTTGGGCTTGGCTACAGGATCACAAGAGAGATGTATGATGACGATCTCTATGGGATCATGGGTAGGCGACTCAGTGAAAAGCTTGCCTGGGCAGGAAGACAGACCGTGGAGTTTGGATTTGCTGCCCTGCTGAATGACGCTTTTACCGGAAGCGTGTTCACTGGGTTTGATGGTTTGCCTCTTTGCCACACGGCACATCCTCTTTTGAGGGGCGGGTCCTATGGCAATACGCCTGCTACCCATGTCCAGCTCAGCCTCACGGCCCTCCAGGCTGCCATAGCTTCGTTCGACAATATGGTAAGCGAAGAGGGGCTCAAGATAACCTTGAGGCCGAGACTGCTCATAGTATCGCCAACGTGGAAGTGGGTGGCCAGAGAGCTGCTCAAGAGTGAATACAAGCCATATACTGCCAATAACGAGATCAACCCCCTCCAGGAAGAGGATCTCCAGTATATGGTTTACCACTACCTGAGCAGCGCCGATGACTGGTTCCTGATTGCTCCTCCTGGCCAGCACGATCTCAACTTTATTTGGAGAGTCAAGCCCGAATTCCAGGAAGGCGATGACTTCGATACTGGCGATGCCAAGTATCGTGGTTACATGAGATTTGGGGTTGGGTTCGGTGATTGGCGAGGAGTATACGGCTCTGCCGGAGTGTTGTAAAAACAAAACAGGGCGGTGGGTTTGAGACCTGCCGCCTTCACACAAACCATGGAGGTGAAACATGGCTGTTAATAGGGCCGATGAAAATGTTGTCACTTTGGCTGGTCCCCCTGCTGGTAAGGCTGGGGCTTCTGGCATAAAACAGGCTGTTGGGTCTTCTGGTCAAGTAGTGCCAGTTTTATTTTTGGCTCAAGAGACTGCTGGCGGTGCCATAAGCGAGCTATTCCTCTGGCCGGATAGCCAGGGGCGGCTTAGAATGGGCACATCGGAGCCTACAGCGGACACACAGGATAGTGCAGGAAGCCTTCTCGCGCCAACTGCTGTGTGGCCCCCTGTTGTGACAACTGCTACAAGCTTGTCTATTACTTCTGAACATTTCATTGTAGTTGGCAACCCTGCAAGCAATGCAACCTATACTCTACCGGCTGCATCGAGTGTGCCAGCAGGAAGAATGTTTGTATTCAAAAGAATATCTAGTGGAACCACTATTACCATTAGCAGATCGGGGAGCGATACAATTGATGGGGCCACTAGCAAGACCTTGGGTTCACAATATGCTGTTCTTGCTATAGCGAGCAATGGCTCGAATGGATGGTATGTGTTGTGGACCATGGGGACGATTAGCTGATAAATAGGGGGTGACAATGAGTGAAGTGACAGTGCAGGGGATAATAGGGGTGGCCCTTAGTGTAATAGTAGCCTCCCTTTTGGGTTATGTAATTCATCGTCTCAAAGAGATAGAGAGGCAGTTAAATGGAAATATAGCAGGGCAAAATTGTTCTGATTGTAACTTGAGAGAAATAACAGACAGGATCGAGGCCATGCTCGAAAAGCTGGAAAGCATGATTCTTACCCATAATCATAGTGAAAAGGGGGTTGTGATAAGAAAGTCATAGCAAAAGGAGGTCAGTAATGGCCAAGGAGAAACGGCTAAAATTTACTACTATTATAACAGTGGAAAAGTATGAATCGAGGGAACAATATGAGAAGAAAAGACCCTATCAAGTTGTTACAAAAAAGGGAAACATAATGTTGGCAACAGGGATGAATGAAATGTGGAGGCTTATTGCGGGAATGAGTGCAGATCATTTTGACAGTACTTATGCAACAATTGGGGTGGGAGATAGTGCTGTGGCCCCAAGTGAAGATCAGACTGATTTATTGGGAGCAAATAAAGAGTATAAAGGTATGGACCCGGGCATGCCGGTTGTGAATGAAAAAATGTTGTACACACAGGCTACTTTTTACGAGACAGAGGCCAACTTTACTTGGAACGAGATTGTTCTTAAGAATTCTCAAAGCGGTAAATGTCTCAACCGGTCCGTTTATAGCTTCGGGACCAAACAAGAAGGCAACATTTGGCCAGTTACTGTGCGAATAATGCTGTCTAACTAACACAGGGCCGCGAGGGAGAGGATGGGTTATGGCTGAACTCTTGATTATGAACCAAGATCCTCCAATTGATGATCCCAAGGCTATGAAAAAAGGATATGTTGTTGACATTAAGGATGATGGGCACAAGTGGGGCAAGGAAGAAAAGCCTCCGCTCTTTCGCGTTATAAAGGTTCCTGGTGTTCCTAAAGAGGAACTACAATGGCTTATTGAAGCACCATATCACGAGGATCCC